GCTAAAACAATACAAGCGCCAAAAGCTAAGAAGATAGAAAGGACCATTGAAGCACCTAAAGCTTCTGATGTAAATGTTAGTAAAAAACCTACTGTAAAAACAGCGCCTAAAGATAACTCTAGAAAAGCTATAAGAAAAAGAAAGAAAGCAGATAAAGCAGCAGGTGTATCTAAATCACAGATGAGAGCTAACAAAGCTAAATCTAAATCTGAAGCAGCTTCAGCAAAAGCAAAAAAATCTAAAAATCCTTCTTATAGAGCTCAATTAACAGCTAAATCAGAAAGACTAGCTAAAAGAGCTAAACGTAAAGGTAATTCTTAAAAAAGTGAAAAAGATATTAGAATTCTTCAGTACTAAAGTCTTTAAACAAGTTGGTGATGTAGTTGATAGCTTATTTACCAGCGAAGAAGAAAGGTTAAATGCTAGAAATGAAATATTTAAAGTATTACAAGATGCCCAATTAGAGCTTCAAAAAATGCAAACTGAGATTATTGTAGCAGAAGCTAAGGGTAATTGGTTGCAGAGAAGCTGGAGACCAATACTAATGCTTTCATTTGGTTTTATAATCATATACACTAAGTTTATATCACAGTTATCTACAAGACTTGTAACACCTGTTTTAGAGCCTGAGTTTTGGCAATTACTAGAAATAGGTATTGGAGGTTATGTAATTGGTAGAAGTGGTGAGAAAATAGTAGATAAGCTAGGACCTTTATTTAAAAAGTAAAAAGATTAAAAACAAGTAATAATAGTAATAACAGTAACCAATTAAATTAAATAAAATGGGAAAATTAACAGATGAACAATTAAAGTCTATTAAAGACGCAACAGGAAAAATGAACTCTATACTTACGGAAGTAGGATTTTTAGAGGCAAAAAAAGCAGAATACCTAGCAGCACATTTTGAAACTGCAAAAGAATTAGATGGTATCAAAGCTGAAATCAGAGAAGAATATGGTGACATCACTGTGAACTTAGCTGATGGTACTTATGAAGAAGCTAAGCAAGAAGAAGAAACAAAAACTCTTGAGATAGCGGACTAATGAGTTCTGTTGTAAGAAAAATAAGTATAGGTTCTGACTATAAGAATGACGCTATGCACTATTCGGTAGGGCAAGGCGTTTATGGTGGACATACTATAGATTGCATATTACATGACGCACAATCTAATTCTTACAGTATTTACATAAAGAAAGGAAATGAGGTGATGCCATGGAAGAAGTTTAATTCTAACATGGCAATATCCGTTGAGTATGATTTAGAATATTAAATGAGAAGTCTATACGATTTTATCGTCAAACCTATTGGCGATAGATACGATAACAAGATAAAGCTAGGCGACGTTACATTAATACTAAACACTAAAATTGAAGACTTTAAGTCTGTAAACAATTTAGCTATAGTGGTTGAAACACCAAAAGCTTTTAAAACAAGTATAAAAAAAGGTGATATCATAATAATACATCATAATGTGTTTAGAGTTTTTTATGATATCCGAGGTAATAAGAAAAGAAGTAGATCTCATTTTAAAGATGATTTACACTTTTGTTCGGCAGATCAAATATATTTGTATAAAAATACAGGGGATTGGAAATCATTTGGAGACAGGTGTTTTGTAATGCCTTTAAAAAACAAAGACACTTTAAGATCACAAAAAGAGCAAGACCTTATTGGTATATTAAAAATAGGTAATAGTTCTTTAAAAGCGCTTAATATCAATCCAGGGGACACAGTGGGGTTTACACCCGGCAGTGAATGGGATTTTATAATAGACGATCAAAGAGTTTATTGTATGAAATCTAATGATATTGTAATTAAGTATGAACACAAAAGAAACCAAGAAGAATATAATCCTAGCTGGGCAAAAAGCAGTTAAGGAGTTAATTAAAGTGGCAGAAGAAAAGATCGTTGACTCAGAAGATGATTTATCAGCTGACAGACTTAAAAATGCTGCCGCAACTAAAAAATTAGCTATATTCGATGCTTTTGAAATACTTGCTAGAATAGAAGAGGAGGATGAAAGATTAAATGAAAACCCAAAAGAAGCTAAGGAAGAAAAAGCTTTTAGGGGTTTTGCAGAAGGAAGATCTAGATAATGTACGAACAAACCTTAGTAGCAGTATTAAAAGACTATATTAAACCTAAGATATTAAAAAGGTTAAACAGGTATAAGAAATGGGAGTACGGCTATAACGAAGAGCACGATGTAGTTGTGATCAGTAGAACCGGGCAGATAGGAGAGGTTTACGAAATACAAGGAATAAAAATAGCATTACCAAAAGAAGATGATGTTATTAAATTTGAAGGCAACAAGTGGAAACACATGGAGTACCCAAAAGAGCTTTCAAAAATAAAATCGGTATTTGATTGGGATGAATACCCTTCACAATTTAAAGAAAAGTGGTATGACTATATTGATACAGAATTTAAAAGGCGTGAAGAAGGTTTTTGGTTTTTTAATAAAGACAAGCCTTCTTATATTACTGGCACTCACTACATGTACTTGCAGTGGTCCAAAATTGATGTTGGGGCAGCAGACTTTAGGGAATCAAACCGATTATTCTTTATATTCTGGGAAGCTTGTAAAGCAGATGTACGGTGTTACGGAATGTGTTATCTTAAAAACCGACGGTCAGGTTTCTCTTTCATGGCATCAGGCGAGACGGTTAATCAAGCAACAATATCCACAGATTCACGATTTGGCATTTTATCAAAGTCCGGGCCAGACGCCAAAAAGATGTTTACTGATAAGGTCGTACCCATCTCAGTTAATTATCCCTTCTTCTTCAAACCAATCCAGGACGGTATGGACAGGCCGAAGACGGAACTTGCGTACAGGGTACCCGCGTCAAAATTTACTAGAAAAAAGCTTGACACCAATGAGAAGTTACAAGAGATCACCGGGCTCGATACAACGATCGACTGGAAGAACACCGGGGACAACTCGTACGACGGTGAAAAATTAAAACTATTGGTCCACGATGAAAGTGGTAAATGGGAAAGACCTACAAACATATTAAATAACTGGAGAGTTACAAAAACTTGTTTGAGATTAGGTTCAAAAATTATAGGTAAGTGTATGATGGGTTCAACATCAAATGCTTTAGATAAAGGTGGCGAGAACTTTAAAAAACTATATTATGACTCCGACGCAACAAAAAGAAATGCAAATGGACAGACTCGTTCGGGACTCTATAGCTTGTTCATTCCTATGGAATGGAACTACGAAGGCTACATTGATTCTTATGGATTTCCTGTATTTGAAACGCCAAAAAAACCAGCTGAAGGGCCTGACGGATCGCTTATAAAACAAGGTGTAATTGAATACTGGACCAATGAAGTTGAAGGATTAAAAGGAGATCAAGATGGTTTAAACGAATACTATCGTCAGTTTCCAAGAACAGAGCAACACGCTTTTAGAGACGAAGCAAAGCAATCTCTGTTTAACTTAACAAAGATATACGAACAAATAGATTATAACGAAGACCTTAGGAATACATCAATAATAACCACCGGAAGTTTTATGTGGGAAAACGGTATAAAAGATACTAAGGTGATATTTGTACCAAATAAAAACGGTAGATTCAACGTTAGTTGGGTACCACCTTTGCAGATGCAAAATAGAGTTATAGTGAAAGGTAATACAAAATATCCAGGTAACGAGCACTGTGGCGCTTTTGGATGTGATAGCTATGATATATCAGGTACAGTTGACAAGAGAGGTTCTAACGGAGCTTTGCACGGTTTAACTAAGTTTAGTATGGAAGATGTTCCGCCTAATAGATTCTTTTTAGAATATATAGCTAGACCACAAACTGCTGAGATATTTTTTGAAGACGTATTAATGGCTTGCATATTTTACGGTATGCCAATACTTGCGGAAAACAATAAACCTAGATTACTGTATCATTTTAAAAGAAGAGGCTATAGAGGCTTTTCAATGAACAGGCCTGATAAAAGATTAAACAAATTATCTATAACTGAAAGAGAAATAGGTGGTATACCGAACTCTAGTGAAGATATTAAACAAGCACACGCTGCAGCTATAGAATCATATATAGAAACTTGTGTTGGACGAACAGAAGCTGGTTATGGTGATATGTACTTTCAAAGAACATTAGAAGACTGGGGTAAATTCAATATAAACAATAGAACAAAGCATGATGCTTCTATAAGTTCTGGTTTAGCAATAATGGCTTGTAACAAAAACCTATATTCACCGGTTAGTCCAGTGCAAAAAAAGGTTTACGATTTAGGAATTAAAAGATA